TCCAATAACCAAGATTTAGGAGCTGCAGCCAAAAGAGAAGCATCAGTAAATTCTATCCCTACAGGATCAACACTACGGATGAAGAGTTCATTCTCAATACCTTTACATTTAGCCAAGAAGTTAAATACCTTTTCAAGTGTTCTCTGCTTAAATGATACATAGGTATTGTTGAAGATATCATAAGCCATCTTCAATTCATTCCTCGTTCCAAGTTTACCTGGTTCTTGAATACCAAATAATGTTGGTGATGTTATCTGATGCCCACTCATTAAGTTAGCAGTAATTAATGCATCTACTTTTTGGAAATCTTCCTTAGTTAAATCTGATGAACCTAAATCCAATATTGTTGGAGCTTTAGCAGGATCATTATTAAATGTCACTACTATCTTGCTTCCATCTGATCCAGTGAACTTCTTCTCTAATCTCTTATGGATATCTCTCTGCATTTCCGGAGCAGGTTCTCCATTGAAGAAATTAATCATCTTAGAAGCACTAAATCCTGTCTTAGCATTGGTCAAAGTATGCTTAGAAACCTCCATATCAGCTTCAATGAAATTCATACAAGCTAAATAATTAGGTAAGCAATAAGTCCTTAGTCCTGGTCTGTATTCCTTATAAAAGAATATAGATGGACAATTCATAGTATTCTCATCAAATGCAGGAAACTCCTTAATCTTATCTTTCTGATTGGTCCAATCATTTCTATAGAAGAATTGTGAGCAATCTTCATTTGACCTTACTCTACCAAAGTCAAGATGGTATATATCACAAATCTGACCTAATTTATTAGGTATGATGTTTAAATAAAACCCTCCATAAATCTCAATATCTAATGCACATTTCTTTGCAATATCATTCAATGATTCACCTGCACTATTAACTTTGAATAAGAATTTTTCAGTAGTAGCATCTTCAACTTTTGCATAGAACCCTTCTCCAAATATGTATGTTAATTTACCATTGATGATAGCTGAATGCTTAGCAGATTTATTGTAAAGTTTAGTAAGATAATCAGGATAAGCATTATCCTCACCAAAGTAAGTATATGCCTTACCTCTGAGCTCTTTAAACTCCGGTATCTTACTATCATCAAAATTTAAAACTATTATATTACTATCCTGCATATTGAGTATAATTTGTGTCTGCTGAATATTGAGCAAATGAGAATGGAGTAACTACATTTATATCCATTTTACCTGTTTCTACCATATTACCTATATTAGCCACATTATTAGATGTAGCTTCATAAATATTATAAATATACTTTCCTACTGAAGCATTAGTAAATAAACTTGCCTCAAATAAAAATTGATCATAACGATATTTAAATAAACTTAGATTTAAACTTAAGTTTTTAAAGAAAGTTACCTGTTCTTTAGTTGTCTCATGGATAAACTGAAAATAATAATACCCTGAGCTGATAGTAGTTCTTTCAGTCAGAGTTATAATTACATTCTTATCTTCTCCTTTAACTAATTGTATCATTGATTATAAATAGCAAAATACTCAATTTGTGTCAAAAAAAAAGCTCACCTGGTTATCAGATGAGCTCTTTTAAACGGATTATAAAGCTATTATGAAGTAAGACCTGCAATAATTGAAGAAGATACTTCTTGAGCCATTACTGGTTCAGCTCCTTCAAATTCAATAGTGTAACCATTACGATCACCCATTTTTGTTCCTGACATAGCTTTAGCAGTTTTAATTACTAAGCCATTAGTAGCACCTAACAAAAAGTACTTACCATTACGATCAGCAGCAACACAAGTGATAAGATTCTTTCCAAGCAATTGGATTTCATTTCTTGTATTTGCTTGAAGCTTGTTCAATATGATAGATAACTTTTGAGAAGAATAGAATGTTCCGTTCTCTTCATTAACAGTCAAATCATCTTCAAACATTGAAGTTTGTTTTACCAATTGATATTTATAGAACTTAGTTCCGGAAGTTTTAGTTATAGCAGTTACAACTCCTGAAGCTTCTGTTATTGCAGTGATGTTGGGAGTTTCAATGAAGTATACTTCCTTTAAACCACCTACACTGTCCCTACAGTCAAGATTGTAATTCTGTGTTAAAGCACATGGCATGTTAAAAAATTTTAATTTATTTTAAAATAGGGAGCTGAAATTAATCAACTCCCTTTTATCAGTTCAGATTAAACAAGAATGAAAGAAACAACCTCTGCAGGGAAAGCTATATTAATTCCTAATTTTGCTTCCATTACAAATCTAACTTCCATTGCTTCTTTAGCATAGAATATCTCCCATTTATCTTCTTCTCCTAAGATATCACAACCCATGTACATATTAGAAGTTCTCATAGCATAAAGCTTGTTAGAACCATCAAGACCATGAATAGCAGTTACTTTGTAAGCAGTACCTGGTATAGTGAACTCTCCATTCTCATAAGACAAATTAGATGCACCATAGTTAAACAAGTTTGCATTAACATAAGCATCAACTAATACATCAAAAGTGTCCCAACCACAGAAGATTCTAACATCTTTCTTTCCTTTTACTCTTGCAGGAATAGCATTCTTAATGTTCTTAACAATAGTCAAAGCATTTGAAGCAGTGATACCAGTAGCAGTAGTGATACTTGTAGTGTTACCATTGATAGAAGCACTTGAGTTTAAAATCAACTTAACAAGACCATCAAACTTGTTTAAATTAACATCAGCTGATCCAGTATCACCTAACCATAAAGCAGTTTCAAATTGCTCAGCAATTGTTCCTGATTTTAAATCAGTGTATTGCTTCTCAAAAGGAATTGCTTCAGGAATAGAACCTGCAGCTAAAGCTAACTGAGTGTACTTTGATTCCAATGTCTTAGGACATAAAGATTCATGAACCTTAACCTTTCCAATGGTAACTGTACGTTGTGTGAAAGCAGTAGAACCACTTGAATTGAACCCACAAGTACCACCAGTTTGGAAAATAGCATCAGTAGTTAAAACGTTGATAGTTTCAGATGACTTCACCTGTGCCATTACATTTCCTTCTGATTGAATTAATTTTTGTGTCTTTGCATCAAACAAAGACTTTGTAACTAACAATTTCTCATTTTGAATTGTATAGTTTGATAAAGCAGATACGTCAAAACTCATTTTTAAAGAATTTAAAGGTTAATATTATTTTTTTAATTTGTTGATTGCATCCACTATAGCAGAAAAACGATCTTCTTTAGCTTCAGCATTTTGTGTTGTATATTGATTTTTAACAGGAGCAATTGGACCATCAACTGGAGCAGTAGCCATTTTCTCAACTAAAGCCATCATTTGTTTAATGCCTTCTGATTGTTTAGCCATTGTTTCTTCTGCCATTTTATGCTTTGCAGCATGTTCAGCCAAAGTATTATCTATTGCTTCTAATTTAGCTTTCACTGTAGGAGCAAGAGTAACATCAGTATTTGGACCAGGTTGTGGAACCATTCCCATATTTGTATTAACTGATTCATCTCCTATTTCTTCAGCAGGAGTAGTGATTTCAGTAATTTTACCGGATACAGTTTCAATAACTGTTCCATCTTGTAATTGATGTGATCCATCAGGAGCAGGAGCACCATTTAAGGTAACTGTTCCACCGATAGCCAACTTATCAACTACAATCTTAGTTCCATCTTGCAAGATGTACTCAGGTAATTCAGTTGTTGCAGGATTCTCCATACCAGGCATAGTTGGAGCTTGTGCATCAAAGATTGCCTTAATCTTGTTTATAGCTTCTTGATAGTTCATAATATTGTTTTAATTATTTCTTATAAATAGTAATTAAATTCTTTTGTGTCATTTATATTTCAGACAACTCTGCTAAAACCTTTCCAATCTCATTGTAAATCTCTTTAGCTGACATTTCTTTCTTCTTATATTCAAATATCCCTTCAACACTAAATCCTTTTATTTCACCTGATTTAACCTTTGCCCATACTTCAGGATTATTAATCTTAACCCCTAAAAACCATGAACCATCCTTTGCATCTTCATATCCTTTAGGAGCAGGTCTGCCTTCAGCATTATCAACGATATAAGATTGGAATGCAAATACTCCTTCACATTTCTGAGCAGGATCATGCATCAGATTAAAGTTTTTATCAAATCCCTTCTCAAAGAATTTCTGAACAATAGCATAAATGGTTTCTTTATTGAACACAACATTATACTGTCCTAATTGGCTATCGTTACGATAGATTGGGAAATCGGCCAACATAGCTGGTCCGAATAATTCCATCTTCTCTACATTGATTGAGAAGTCAAAAGCAAGATTAAACTTTGAACCAATAGAACCTAATTGTTTCACTACATCAGCATTATTATCATAGTGCTTAGTTATGTTTAAATCTTTCACCTTTTGCACTTTTGCTGAGTTAGAACCGGTTGCATAAACTCTTGATTTAGGAATCCCTAAATCACTTGCTGTTTGTAGCATTCCTGTCAGCTCAGACCTTGCACTGATGATATAAACAATCTTTCTTTCACTGATTAATCTCTTAGCTAATTCCTTACCTCTCGGAGTTGATAAAGTATCATCATAATCAATAGATACTTTCTCACCTGCAAACTCTTCAGAAAAGTGTTGATCCCATAAACTGTTACAAATTGCAACTGCTTGATCTGAATCTTTACCTTCTCCAACAACATAGCTTACACATCTTGGGATGAAATCAGTTTTGTGTTCACCTGGATTAGGATTCACAAATTGTTCTTCTGATTTAAATGCTAAAAAGTTTCTTTCAATTGCAGGATCAGATACTAATGCAACGGCATCTACTTGCAATTCAGATGATAATTCCTCATCAATCACTAATAAGTATGTTGGTAGATTCTTATTTGTTTCCATGTTTTCCATATTATTAAATATCTATTTTACAAATTTTGTCAGGTTATCCTAATCTTGCAGCTCTGTTTATTCTTGTCATTCTTGTTTGACCATTTGTCACATCAGATTCAACTACATAAGCTCTTGATGCAGTAGCATTCATTGAAGTCAATGTTCTACCGGATAATGATGTTGTGCTTAATGCTTGTCTTGGAATTAATGGAGCAGATGTATTTACACCACCTGGTACAGAACCACCACCACCACCTTGACCAGGAACCGGTGTAGCTAAGATATTTTTAACTGCTCCAAATCCTACTGCTGCTGCTGAAATCACTGCAGGAATAGATTGTGGAAATCCAAGTTTAACACCTTTTGCAATACCTTCATAAGTGCTTATTAATGCAGATGCTAATGATAAAGCTTTACCTGCAGTAGTTTGTTTACCTACTACATCAGCTAATCCATTCAATGCTCCTGCATAAGATTCAGCTAATGCAGCTTTACCATCTGCTTCAGCTTTAGCTATAGCCATTCTTGCCTTAGCATTATCATTTTGTCCTTGTGTAAATTCTGCTTCAGTAATTAAACCTTTGTCCTTAGAATCTTTAAGGAGTTGATCCATTGCATCTAATTCAGCTTTTCTTTCAGCAATCTTTAAATTAGTATCTGATATTTTAGCTTTAGATTCAGCAATCTTATTTTTTGCATCATCTATATCTTTTTTCTTTTTTTCTGTCTCTTCTTTCTTTTTTTCTGCTTCTTCTTTCTTCTTCAAATCATCAGCATCTTTTTTTTCTTTTTCTTCTCTTTTCTTTCTTCTTTCAGCTAAATCAATATCATACTGTTGTTCTTCTTCCATCTTCTTCATTATATCATCCATAGCTTTTTCTGAAGCTTCTTTTCTTGCTTTAGCAGCATCAGCCATTTCTTTTTGTCTTGCCTTATAATCTGCAGCAGCTTGTTTCTCTAATGAATCAATTTGAGATTGTGTTTTCTTACCTATTTTAGCTGATTGAGCTCCTGCTTCTTCAGCAGCAATAATCATCTGATCTAATTCATAAAGCTTATCCTTATTGACATTTTTCATTGACAATAATTCTTCTCTTGCTGCCTTTAATGATTCCAAACTACCTTCTCTAATTTTAGCAATAACTTCACCTCTTGCATGCATCTCTAAAGCCATTGATTCCATCAAAGCTGCAGTTTTAGCTTTATTCAATGCAACAACCTTATCTAATTCTTCCTTCTCAATTCTTCCTGCTTCTTTTAATGCTGCAACTCTTTCTTTGATAGGAACATTTGCATCTCCTGCTATCTCTCGTGCTTCTTGAAGCTTTCTATTTGCAGCAGCAGTAGCTAAAGCTTGGTCCTTTTGAGCATCATCTAATTCTCTGACTGTCTTTGCTAATTCTCCAAATCTTTGTGATGTAGCTTTTGCAGATACTCCTAATTTATCTCCTATCCATTCAACTGCACTGGTGATGTTCTTAATAAGTGATACAAACCCATCTATTAAAGGAGTAAGTATATTATCAAGAAACATTTTGAATATATTGGATATTTCAGTCCAAGCATCACTCATTGCATCTGCTGCTCCATCCATCTCTTTAAACTTAGAAACTAATCCAATTATAATGGCAGTTAGAATAGATAATATGGCAATAATTGGGTGTTCTTTAAGTATGTTCAACATTCCATTGAACTTGTTTACACTTTCTGCTGCTCCACTTGCTGCAGGAGATACTTGAGATATCTTTCCTTTTAAATCTTCAAATCCTTTACTTCCATCTTTATTAACTTCATTAAGATTCTTTTGCACTGAAGCTAATTTCTCTTGTGCTTCCTTATATTCTTTACTTCCAATGGTAGCACTATTTAATTGCTCTTTTGCCTGTTTTAAATCATTCTGCAAATCCTTTATAGTTGTTCCTGCTGCACTGGCATCAACCGATATTTTTGCTCCTATTTCTACTTGTGACATATTTTATAATTTATGATAATCTTAATATTCTACGTTAATAACTTTAATTAATTCAACTTTGCAAGTATTTCTATTTATTGCATCATAATCCTCTATCTTATTCAATCTGAATAATGTTCCATTGATATAGATAAACTTGCTGAAATCAAGCTGAAGGATATCTACTTCGTTCAATCTAAATGTTCCTATTAATAATCTGCTATCAACATCTATAATCTCATACATATAAGCTAACCAATAAACATTAAATAAGTTAGCAGTTAATGATAATGTTGCTATTGAGTAATAAAGTTGATAAGGAAATCCAAAGTTTATATCTATTGTCGGATTAAATGGATCATTAAAATGTCCTGCATAACCATAACTATAAAAATCAGTAGAATGAGAACCAGTTCCATCAATATAATTGACTTTATATTTATTTATTGTAATTACTTTTGTCTGTAATATTCTTATATTAGAATCAATGCATTCTTCAACTGTTCCTGATCTCTTAAATATTGTTGGATAAATTTTAGAACTACCTGGATCAGTTCCATATCCTACTAATGGTGTTCCGGAGAATATTAAATCTATTGTCTTTTCATCCTGTGCAAACTCCTGTTCAGTATCAAACTTAAATGAACCATAAGCTAAATTGTATCTTTTCTGATATTCAGCATTGTAATAATCACTATCATTTTTATATTGAAACTTATAAACCTTTGCATTCATTTCAGACATTGGTTTAATCGTGATAGGTTTATCCATATCAAGCTTATAAGTCCAATCCTTTGCATTAGCTATATCTTTATCAAAATAATCTACATAAGGTTTAATGATTATTTTATTTTGAATACTATCCTCATATAAATAAAGATTAAACATCTTCATTATACTTGATAAGAAATCTTTCATTAATATATTCTTAGGAATGCAATCATTCATAGTTACAGTATCACCCACTGCAATAGGAGTTAATAATGGAACAGTAGAATTAATTTGATTTTGAGTTAATTGTGTAAAATTGATACATAATTGTTCAAACCCATTAGCTAAAGTAAATCTATTCCCATTTAGTCTTAAATCCATTCTTATTTTATCTCCATTATTAATTGTAAATGTTGTATTGAAATAAAGATTTGCATTGTATGTACTTGATCCATAATCCCATAAATTAAAATAATTACTTTGTGCAATTAATGTTTCTGTTGATCCTACTATTTTATAAAACTTGAGCCATCCGGTTAATTGTATACCATCTGAAAAATTAAAATTAAAAGTAAAATTACCATTATAATTATAAACTAAAGTTGCACTTTGTCCTGTCCATGTATAAGTGATATTGTCTGTTGTAGTAAATAAACCTGGATCATAAACATTGTTTATAACTCCTATATTTGAAATCCCAGTTGTTAGCAAACAAAAACCACCAGTTTGAGATACTTGACTTGTAATTCCAAATTGAGTAAGTTTATATGTATTTAATGCTTTTTGATTAAATGGTATAATTAAAGATTGAAAGAAATCTAAACTAAAAAAACTTGATTCATAATTATATTTAACAAATTCAAATATTTTATTAATATAATTAATAACATAAATTGCAGGTCTGAATGTTTTAATATCCCAATCTACTTTATTTGTTGAGTATGTTCCATAATCAATTAATGGATAATAATAACTTCTACCTCCACCATATGTATTTAATATGCTATAAATATCATAAGAATGATTAAATGAACTAAAATCTAAATCATCAAGTTTATTGGTCCCTAATGCATAGATAAGATTTCCAAGCTCTCCAAAAACAGCACATTCATATTCAATTAAATCTTTGTCAATAACTATCTGAAGTATTTTTAATGTTCCTTTAAATACTTGAATGTTATTTTGAAAGATAATGCATTTAGCAGATGCATTTGTATTGAAATTAGTATTTATATTATTCAATACAGGATTGTAAAATGTAGTTTGATTTATCTCATAAATACTATTTAAAAGCTTGTTATTATTCTGAGTACCTGGAAGTATAATAGTCTTTGAGAAGTTAGTATTTCTTGCACTAAAATCTTTAATATCATCAACATTGAATGTAAGTAATGCATCCAAATCCTTTGAAATATCTAACTTATATCCTTCTAACCAAATTTCAGTTACCATAATTATTTTATATTATCTATATTGAACATTCTGTAAATCACCATATTCCAATTCAACTTGAAGATTAAATGCTTTGTCATTTATTCTTGTCTTAAATTCAAAGTTTGTTTGCTTAATCATAACTGGAACCAAATACCCATTCTCTGAACTATATATCTGTGGACTTGTTATTAACTCACCTAACCAGGTATAAACACTTTCATTAATGATATCAGTATTTACAATAAGTTTCTCTTTAAATGTTCCATAATAAGTAATTTGATTATCATTTAATGCAGCTCCATTGTAATAAGACATTGCTCCAGTAGATGAATTAATTGTATAAGGAAGTTGAGAATAATCTTTCTTTTCTATGTCATATGATTTCTTTGAAACCTTTGTGAAAGTGAAACTATCATATCCTCCTAACTTATTTAAAAATACCAATGTATGTGGAGTATATTTAGATTCACAAGTTAAAATGAAGTATTTGCTATATACTGATATTCTGGTACCCTCTGAATTTCTTGCAGATATATTTATTCTAAATGCATAAGTATTTTGATTTATTAATGCTGATCCTAATCTTGCATTAATTGATAAAGGATTTAAATCAAATTGTTTTATTTTATAAGTTGAATATGGAGTTGTAAAACTACCTGTACTAACTGCTCCAAAACTTGAATTAAAAGTTGAAATGGTAACAGTCATATTTTCACTTGAAATAACTGAATCTCCTGAAGGTAAATATGGTAAGAATAAAGATTGATCAATTAATACATTTGTTTTATCAGGTCTATTTGATGCAAAATTATCAATGTAAGGATCAATGATTGTATAATTCCCATACATTCTTCCATTATAATGATTGAAATAGATATTGTCTTGTGCTGATACATTATGAGTTTGAGTAACTATTACACCATATTCATAGCCAAATTGAACTTCAATGTCCATTGAATAATTTTCTAAAGTATCAGATTCTACATATCCTGTTGGAATTAAATTTGAATCAACATAATTTCTCACTATATTCCCAATGTTGAAAGCTCCAAACTTAGTAACTGGATTAGGATTAGCTTTTAATGTTCCTATAAATGTTGTCCCACCATTAATAAAAATATCTAAGATGTATTTAAAATTAGGATAATTACCAGGAGTAGTAATATATTCATTAGATTTAATAACATAAACTAAATCTCCATGAGCAGATGAATGATTTACTGGATATGATAATGTTGTCAATGTTGGTGTAGTAGGCATCTTATAAACTATTAATTATGTCAATTTGTAATGCTATGCCTATTTCTTTTTCAGCATAGTTTGTTGTTTGTTGTCCTGCTTTGGTCCAAAAGTTTGTCTTATCTAATCCTTTCTTTTTGATAGATTGAGCAACTACTATTGCAGCTTTAGTAGATGCATCAGTAATACTCTTTCTTTTTGATTCTCTTTTGGTGATAGATTTACCTGTACTTGTTGTAGCTTTCAAACCTTCTTTAATCAACCATTGTCTTATAGCTGATACCATCTTACTGCTTTTAGGAGCTTCACCTCTTTTGCCTGGTTGTTTAAATGCATAAGGAGAATCACTTGGACTTCCTGACTTCCATCCCTTAACACCTTTATCAATGAACTTATAATAATCATTGACATTGATTGAAATAGAATAGGTCTTGCCCATTATAGTAATTTCAGAAGGATTGATAGAATCCAATAAAGCACCGGTTGATATTCTATCTACTTGTTGGAGATTGTTGGAAGCATTCTTGATGAACTCAGCAGCTATATTATAAAGAGCAGTCATAACTGCATCTCCTTTGAACTCAGTATAAGCAGCAGGATCATAACTATTCAGGTCTATTAACCTGCTTAGATTAGGATTCAATTGTGCTTGACTTATACTCTTCATTAACTATATTCTTTTAACTGTCTTTTACTTATTTCATTCTCATATTCTTGTAGAGCTTTTAAATAACTCAAATCATTCAATGCTTGAATAATAGGTAATTCAAATGCCTGTTCTAATGTTAATCCCTCAAATTCAGCAACTTTCTTAGCTGAATGAATCCATCCATACTTCTCATTAAATCCATTTGTCAATGGTTTGTATTCATCTTCTTCAGTATCTTCAACCCCAAATAAACCTTTATACCCTTCATTAAGTTTCTTAAACTCTTCTAAGAATCTTACTACATTCCAAAGTACTTTAAGGAATGGAAGCTTATGAACTGCTTCTGATCTTGTGACATGATCCTCTTTACCTTTCTTACAGATTGAAGCTGCAATTAGATGAAGATTCTCAATTTGTCCTTGACCTGCAAAGTGTTGAACTTCAATGTACTGACCTAAAGTGACTTTAGATATATCATAATTGAATCTATATCCTTTGATTTTATCACATGAACTTCCTTTCTTGGTCAATCCTTCCATTCTATTTTTAAGAGCTTTCTGAAGTCTATTAAGTGTCTTTAAACTGATTTTATTAATGACTGCTTCAGTGCTATTAGCTAAAAAGGTTATTATATAAAGAACTTTATCCAGTTCATCCATATCAGATTCATTAATCTCATTAATGTACTGATAGTGTTCAACTGTTATTTTATCCCATTTAGGAATCTTCAATCTATTAATAAATAGCATTATGTTGGTTTTGTTTCTATTAAACGATATGATATTGTCCGGAGTATTGTCCTACATTACGATACTTATGCCAAGCTAAAGCAAGAGCACAAACACAATCATCATGCAGTCCTGCAGGAGCAGAATATTTAACTCCAGTCCTGGTATATTCAAATTCAAAGTTTTCCAATTCATCCTTAATGGTTCCTTCAGGGAATGCAATCTTTCTTTGTTGGATGGCTAAAGCAAGTCCCTCCATGATCTGTTGTTTAGAATTGGATGTAAACTTAAATAACTCAACATCCCTTACTCTTGCTATATCCTCACCAATGGGATCACCAACACCTGTGCTATCAATAGCTATTACTGCTGAAGGGAGATTCAGTATTTCTTGTGTAGTTTGTCTCCAATCTTTTTGGAATCTTTGATAATGACAAGTATGACCATTCCTATCCAATCCAATGATAACTGTATGATCTGATGACTTAGCCAAATCTATACCATAACATACTGCAGGAGCACTGGAGAGTTCATAACAACACTGATTGATGTATGCCAATCCGAAGGGATTGCTTCCATCATCACTGGCTTCTGCCAAGTATAATTCTCTAAAGACAGAATCAGGTAGGTCTCGTTTGGCTTGTTCAATCTCCTCCATTGATAATAGACCTTCTCTTGCTGCATCATAAGCAGTTATTTTAAAGTGTTCAAAGTTTTGTTCCTGTTGTTTTGCCCTTTGTGCTAATCTATATCCCCAATTCTTTTTTCCTTTGACATTCCCAATAAACTTGCATGGACCATTGGTAGCAGTCAATGTGGACCTAAGAGCATACCAAGCTTCTTCTCTTGACCTGGTAAACTCATCAAATACTGCTGCATAAACATCATCACCATAAAGGTTATCAGGTTTCTCTGCTGATTTAAACTGAATAATTCCTCCGGTTGGTAAGGTAAGTTTAAGCTTTGTTTCATTGGTCTTGAA